AATGGGCGATTGGGTCTTGGGAACACAGTGAGTCGCAGCAGTCCGGTTCAAGTGGGCAGCAGTAGTTGGACTGTGGTTTCAGCTGGTGGCTCTCATACCGCTGCATTACGAGATGACAGTGGATTATTCACCTGGGGATTAGGCACCGATGGCCGATTAGGTGGCGGGGACGCAGTGGCTCGCAGCAGCCCAGTACAAGTGGGCAGCAGTAGTTGGACTGTGGTTTCAGCAGGTGGCTCTCATACCGCTGCGTTACGAGGTGACAGTGGATTATTCACCTGGGGTGCCGGTGGGTCGGGGCAGTTGGGTGACAATTTTATAATCAACCGCAGCAGTCCGGTTTTTATCGGAAACATAACACTACTTCCATCTATCAGCAATCAATCCAGCCCTGTTCTAATAGGAGGCGGTAATACAGTAACGTCCTGGCGAGCAGTCAGTGCAGGTGGCTCTCATACCGCTGCCATACGCAGTGACGGGGGATTATTCACCTGGGGTGCTGGTGCTTTTGGTCGATTGGGCGATGGCACCACAGTGGTTCGCAGCAGTCCAGTGCAGATCGGCAGCAGCAGTTGGACTGCAGTTTCTGCAGGTGGCTCTCATACCGCTGCGTTACGCAGTGACGGGGGATTATTCACCTGGGGTGCTGGTGGATCAGGTCGATTAGGTGATGGCACCACTGACAACAAATCAAGTCCAGTGCAGATCGGCAGCAGCAGTTGGACTGCGGTTTCAGCCGGTGGCACTCATACCGCTGCGTTACGGGGTGATGGTAGATTATTCACCTGGGGTGCTGGTGGATCAGGTCGATTGGGCGATGGTAACACAGCTAATCGCAGCAGCCCGGTTCAAGTGGGCAGCAGCAGTTGGACTGTGGTTTCAGCCGGTGACTTGCATACCGCTGCGTTACGCAGCGATGGGGGATTATTCACCTGGGGATCGGGCACCAGTGGTCGATTAGGTGATGATGCCACCGCCAACCGATCCAGTCCAGTGCAAGTAGGCAGCAGCAGTTGGACTGTGGTTTCTGCAGGTGGCACACATACCGCAGCCATACGGAGTGGTGGAACATTGTTTACTTGGGGACTAAACACCAGTGGACAATTAGGTGATGGTAGCACTGTCGATAAATCCAGTCCAGTTCAAGTAGGCAGCAGCAGTTGGACAGCGGTTTCAGCCGGTGGCACACATACCGCTGCGTTACGGAGTGATAGTGGATTGTTCACCTGGGGCGCTAATCCGTCGGGGCAATTGGGACTTGGAGACACAGTGGATCGCAGCAGCCCGGTTCAAGTAGGCAGCAGCAGTTGGACTGTGGTTTCGGCAGGTCTCGAACACACCGGTGGTTTGACCACAAATGATATTTTTCCGTGGAATTATTCACAATAAATATTGGAATATTGTATTAATCGACAATAAATATATCAAATCTTGATGGAAAAATTATATGCATTTAATAGATCAGCAGTTAAATTTAATGATTCGTGGGCGTTTTGATGAAGGGTGGCGTATTGCCGAAGAACTAGAAAAATTGTATCCTGATGATCGTCGAGCAAAATTCAATAGAGGTTGGTTTTTAATACACCAAGGCAAATTTCAAGAAGGATTTCAATGTCTAGAGTATGGCAGATCACTCAATGTCTATGGTGCGCCAAAATTAAACACCAATAAACCCATATGGGATGGCAGTGATCTCAAAGGAAAAACGCTGATCATAAACTTAGAGGCCGGTTATGGTGACAATATCATACAAGCAAGATTTGCAACCGAAGTATGGACTCGCGGTGGTAAATGCATATTATGTTGTGACAAAACAGTGCATAGTATTTTTATGAGAATACCTGGTGTAGATCAGTGTATCACTCTGGATCAAGTTGAAATGACCTATCATGATTTTTGGATACCGGGCTTTAGTTGCAGTTGGATATTTGGTCATACAGCAGAAAACATGCCCAATGAGCCTTATATTTTTGCCAAACCTGACAGTGTGGAAATATGGAAATCCATAATCAAATCTGACAAGTTCAAAGTGGGTATTCGTTGGAGTGGTAATCCAAAATTTGAGCATCAACAATTCAGAATATTTCCTCCAGAGATGTTAATTGATCTACACAAAGACAATGATCATATTCAATTTTATAGTCTACAAAGAGACAATGATCTAAGAGAATTGCCCAGTGAAATACAAGATCTCAATCACATATTAATAAGTTGGGAAGACACTGCTGCTGCCATAGAAAATTTAGATTTGATAATCACCAGTTGCACCAGTATCGCTCATTTGGCATCGGCCATGGGCAAACCAACCTGGGTGATTGTTCCCATATTACCTTATCATATTTGGGCACATGGTGATCGACACAGTCCTTGGTACAGCGAACAAACTGTGGTTTATAGACAAAATAAATTCGGTCAATGGACTGATACTTTTCAACAGGTAAGGGACGAACTGTTGTTGAAATTTCCAAAGAAAAAAATATAGAAGTGACAGAATAAAATAATAAATATTTTCACATTTTTCGATAAGGTAATTTCATGAAAGTTTTGCATTTTATTTCCGGATTGCCAAGATCCGGGTCCACGCTTATTGCCAATATTCTAAAACAAAATCCCGAAATACACGGCGAATCGGTCAGTTCGTTGGCATCGTTGGTTGGAACAATCAACGCCAACTGGAATCAATTTGAATCAAATCAAGAATATAAAAATTCCTCTGCCAAAACAGGAGTTTTGACCGGAGTTCTTCAAGGATACTACAGTCATATAGACAAAAATATTATTTTTGACAAAGATCGAGGTTGGATACCTTTGATACCTGTCATAGAATCGGTCATACAACGTCAAGTCAAAATAATTGTCTGTGTTAGAAATCCAGCTGAAATATTGACCTCCTTTGAACGACTAAGAAAAGAAAATCCTTTGTTTTTTACTCGTGCAGATCAACAACTCAAAGAAAGTTCCAATATTGCATCAAGAGCATACTATTATGCTGGACCAGATGGTGCAATGGGCATGGCACATCGCCATATCAAAGATGCAATTATCATGGGTTATTTGGATAGATTTTTATTTGTAGACTACAATAGATTTTGTAATAGTCCCAGAAGCCAAATGAAAAGAATCTATGAGTTTTTTGAGTTAACTGAGTTTGCTCACGATTTTGACAACATATCACAAGATGAAGTATATAACGATCTAGCAGTGGGATTACCGAATCTACACAAGATCAAACCAACAATTTCCAAAACCACCGTGAATTGTGTTGAATACTTGGGGTTGGATTTATTTGAACAATACAATAGAGAAATTTTTTGGAATGCATGGGTATAATGAATCTAGATTCTTTTTTCCCCACAGTGATTGGAAATATAACCAACCCCGATCACGCCAGTATGGAAAAAGAATTAGTAGATCATTGTTTACAATTGAGCACAGAAATTGCCACTGGGGGCACTGGATGGCTGTCCAACAAAACATACAACACCAGCAATGGACAATATGATATTTTCTCAGATGCAAATTTTTCAAAGTTAAATCAATGGGTTCGAACATCAGTTGAGTATTATTGCAATCGCTTGAATATACAATCTCAAAATTTGACCAACAATGGGTCTTGGTTTAATATTTACAGAAAACATGATTTTCAGGAAAATCATGTGCACCCCACCAGTGTGGTATCTGCAATATATGTGTTATGCTGTGACAGCCGTGGTGCTAGAATTTTTTTCAACACTCCCATCAACAACATGTATCATGTTAAAAAAACTGTGGTAAAACAGGAAATGGTTGATCAAATACAGTGTCAGTCAATTCCCGGCATGTTGATAATTTTCCCCAGTTATCTCAATCATGCAGTGGAAAGACACGAATCTGATCAAATTCGAATCAGCATATCGTATAATTTTAAACAATCATAATATGAATAGTCCTGAATCGGTAAAATTTTTGTATAATAGTTATAATCTAAAAATAGAAAATGCATATATCATATACGTGCCTGACAGCCATATATCTGTAAATTTGGCCAATAGATGTTTGGAAAGTTGTAAAAAAATAAATTATTCAGCTGAGTTGTGGGAAGGATTCAACGGGACTGGCAATGAACTAGTAGTGCCCAGTTTGATCAGAAATCAAAGTTGGTATAAATGGCTCAAAGTCACAGATCATTATCAAAGTTTGGCCGAAATAGCATGCAGTCTCAGTCATATATCATTGTGGGTCAAATGCATGGAACAAGATCGACCCATAGTGATATTGGAGCATGATGCCATCATGCTGAAACCCTATTTAGAACACAGAATTTACAATGGCATAGACTATTTGGGATCACAGGATAATTTAAAAAACTCCAAAGAAAATCAAGGTATCATACCGACATTCAGTGGTATCAACAAAAATTGGAATTTTATAAATCGTGCACATGCCTATTCAATAGATCCTGCGGCTGCAAGAAAATTATTTACAAATGTGCTGTCTAGGGGGATTTTCGAAAGTGCAGATGTCATGATTAGATCAGATGATATTGCAATTATTCAAACAGGATTTTATGCATATGATCAACCTGGCGAAACAATTATTAAAATAAGGAAAAAATGATTATGTTGCCTGAATCGCGTAAATTAAACATGGGTTGTGGATTTAAAAAATTATACGACCATTGGAATGTAGATGTGGAATCGAGATGTAATCCAGACCAAATTTTGGATCTGGAACAAACACCATGGCCCTACGAAGACAATTTTTTTAACAGAATCACTGCTGACAATATCCTGGAACATTTGGGTCAAGATCCCAAAGTTTTTACCAATGTGATCAAGGAAATGTATAGAGTCAGCGAAGATCAAGCCGAATGGTTCATATGTGTCCCGCATCATCGCTGCGACTTATTTTGGGATGACTATACACATGTGAGGGCATTGAGTGCCAAGACATTTCATATGTTTGATCAGAAATTAAATTTTGATACCATTGAACGAAAACTAAGTGAAAGCACATTTGGAATTTATCATTCAGTTGATCTAGAAGTATTTGATGTTGGTTACAATATCATTGAATACTGGAAAAATCAACAAAATCAAGGCTTGATTGGGTCGGCCCAATTGAATGTAAATTTAAATACCATGTCCAATGTCTGTGAAACAGTCAATATTTTTATCAGAGTGCATAAACCAGGTAGATACCAAGATCTAATAGACAAAATGAAATAATCATGACCATACATATTCATTATGCATTGCAAATGAGCGATGTGTTGTTTTATCAAAATAACACTAGATTTTGTGGACAAGATAGAACTTTGTTGTCAAAAAAGTCATTGACATCGTTGATAGACTCAATACAACATTGTCAACAAACCAGGCCCGAAACAGCACATCATTTGATGATCATTGAGGATCAAGCCACCGAGCAATTGATTGAGTATACAAATCGATTGATCGATAAAGTGCAAAATCCAAATATCACAATCAAGTTGCATTCATTGAAACCCAAGACTGGCATGGTCAACAGTCTGAGATATTGTTACAATTGGCTAGACAACAACGGTCAAGATTTTGTATTTCAGGTTCAAGATGATTATCTATTTTCCATAAACACCATACATGATTCCATCGAACATTTTTATAATATTTTGCACAATTGCAACACACATGCAATCATACAACCATTCAATGACATAGTATATTGGGAATTTATATATAAAAATCGTCCCACGCCCAGACTGGTTTCAATGGGCAAAACTGGGTATTGGATTCAAATCTACGACACTTCGTGTTCTTTTTTGACATCCCATCAGCAATTTTCTCAACATTGGGATTTGTATAATAAATTTTTTGATTTGATTCCTCAACTCGATGATCAATCCAGACAATTAGAAAATAAGTCATTGAATTATATGTTTACTCAAAAGGGAGTATTGGGTGTGACTCCTGTCAATACATTCAGCCATCACATACAACAGCATCCTGATCCCTATGTGGATTGGAAAGTTCTTTGGGATAGCATAGACATAAACCCATGATCAAAGTTTTTGTAAATGGCACATTTGATGTGTTACATAGAGGGCATTTGGAATTATTAAATTATGCCAAAAGTCTTGGAGATTTTTTATTTGTGGCAATCGATTCTGATGCCAGAATCACAGAAAAAAAAGGTTCAGATCGACCATTTAATAATCAAGTCAACAGACTGGCTGTCATGCAAAATTTAAAACCGGTCGACCGTGTGGCTGTGTTTGACAACAACCATGAGTTAATTGACTTGATCAAGGACTATAGACCAGACATCATGATAGTGGGATCCGATTGGCAAAATCAAACAGTCATAGGAGCCACCTATGCAAAATCCTTGAAATTTTTCGATAGAATGCACAATGAATCAACAACAAAAATCATTGAAAGTTATATTAATCGGTGATGTGTGCACAGATGAGTATTACTATGGGCGAGTAGATAGACTCAGCCCCGAAGCTCCGATACCTGTGTTTGTGCCCGAATCCGTTGAAATCAAACAGGGCATGGCAGCAAATGTGGCTGACAATTTAGAAAAATTGGGAGTGTCGGTCACAAAATATTTTGGGCAGCCATCAACCAAAACACGCATGATCGACCGTAGATCCAAACAACATATAATTCGAGTTGATCGAGATGTAGAATCGAAACCTTTGTCAACACAGACTGAATTTGATCAGGATGTAGATGCATTTGTGATATCTGACTATGACAAGGGATTTGTGTCATATGAATTAGTGGAAAAAATCATCAGTTTTAGAAAACCGGTGTTCATTGATACAAAAAAAACTGATCTGTCCAGATTTCAAGGTGCATTTGTCAAAATCAACAACAACGAATACAATCGAGCCAAAACTGTCTGCGACAATATCATAATCACTAACGGCGACAAAGGTGCTAGATTCAATGGCAGGGTTTACCCTGCACCAAAATTAGAAATCACTGATGTCTGTGGTGCTGGAGATACTTTTTTAGCTTCTTTGTGTTTTTGGTATCTACAAACAAAGGATATTGTCAAATCGATAGAATTTGCAATTAGAGCAGCAACAATTACAGTGAAACATGTTGGCGTATATGCACCCGAACTGCGAGAGTTATTATGACCGGTCAATCGAACAAAATTCACAAAGGATGGGGTCATGAATTGATATGGGCAAGCAATGATCTCTATTGCGGTAAATTACTAAAATTTAATCAAGGTGCAAAATTTAGTATGCACTTTCATGCCGAGAAAGATGAGACTTGGTATGTGTTATCTGGTAAATTTATTGTCAGGCATATTGATACAAAAACCGCTACAATATATGAAAACGAGTTGAATGAAGGAAATGTTTGGAGAAATATGCCTCTACTGCCACATCAACTTGAATGCCTGGAAGAAGGCACCATTATAGAAGTCAGCACACAAGATTCTGTAGAAGACAATTATCGTGTTATAAAAGGCGACAGTCAAAAATGAAATATATTGTTGATATTGACAATACTATTTGTGTTACAAATGGTAGTAAATATTTTGAAAGTCAACCTATACTAGATAGAATTAAAAAAATCAATGATTTGTACAAAGATGGGCACATAATAGTGTATTGGACTGCCAGAGGCGGCAATTCCGGTATTGATTGGAGTGAATTGACAGACAATCAATTAAAACAATGGGGTTGTTTATATCACGAATTAAAAATGTTCAAGCCCTCATATGATATTTGGATAGATGATAGAGCCATAAACTCGGAAAATTTTTTCAATGAAGATCCTAGTAACCGGTCATAAAGGCTTTATAGGCCAATATTTTTACAAACGATTACAAAAAGACCATGTTGTAGACGGCTACGAATGGGGGCAGCAATTTCCTGGCTATGACTATGATTTGATAGTTCATTTGGGCGCTATAACCTCCACCACCGAAACCGATGTGGAAAAAGTCATGAAACAAAACTATGATTTTTCTGTGGCATTGTTGGAGAATTGCCATCGCCATGGTGTAAATTTACAATTTGCTTCAACTGCAGCCATCTATGGAAAAAATAATAGATTTGACGAAGCAGCTCCGCCGGATCCACTTACTCCCTATGCTTGGTCAAAATATTTATTTGAGAGATATGTTCAACAACATGACTGGGACATTGTGGTGCAATGTTTTAGATATTTCAATGTTTACGGTCCCGGCGAAGAACACAAAGGGGCACAGGCCAGTCCTTATTCAAAGTTCGCAAAACAATATCAAGAACAGGGTTTTGTAGAATTATTTGAAGGCAGCGAACACTATTACAGAGATTTTATTCCAGTAGAAACAGTATTTGATTTACAAAATCGGTTTATGTCTGTTGACCAATCGGGCTTATTTAATCTAGGCACAGGACAATCTAAGTCTTTTTTATCAGTGGCACTGGAAGTCACAAATTCTATTAAATTTATACCCATGCCGGACAATCTAAAATCAAGCTATCAGCGTTATACCTGTGCAGACATGACCAAAACTAGATCTATTTTAAGGTTATGATTTCACAGTGGTTTTCAAAAAATTATTTTCTTTTTCCATTGTGGTGATTTTGGATTTAAGAATATCTTCGTTGACCACATTCCACAGTCCGCGGTGCATGGGTTTGGGCCAATGCCCTGATTGAATCCATGCCCATCCAATGTGTTCGTGATTCAGTATTGGTGTGAATTCTTCTTCCACGCTGGCCCAAAAAGTATGATATTCGAATTTGTTGTCTAGACTGGTGAATTTTTCCAGAGGAAGCAGCTCCATGTGCCGAGGCACAAAACCCAGTTCTTCTGTGCATTCTCGTTCTATGGTTTGCAACAGTGTTTCATTTTGTTCTTGCTTGCCTCCGGGCAAACCCCAAAATCCTGGATTTTTTGGATGGTTTCTTAATAGGTACAAGTATCTGTTTGTCAAACAACAGTAATACCATATGCCCACTGCTTTTACAATATAAGATTCCATGAGCCGCCTTGATATAATCCATCTATACTTTTGACCCATTCGCTGCCTGTCCACTTGTATTGTATACCGGTTATCAAATTTGTCACATACTGGATATCTGGTCGATTCACACTGTCAAATACCACACGCCATCTAAGACCGTCGAACTCAATAATGTCATTGGCTTCGGCATATAATGGTTGACCGTTGTTGCCCAACCAAGCAAGGGGGTTACTGGTATTGGCACGATTACCCGTGCCCTCTGTCAACAAGTATCTTTGACCCACAAGACTGGAATCTAATCCATCATCTGGGCCACTCAATAAAGGGTTAATGACTGCATCCACAGGATCTAGGGTATTGGCCGGTGCAGTATCTGGATCAATATTATAAATCAGCAACCTATCGTCGGCTGGGTTGACAGTGATTGTGCCAACTATTTCTGTGTCCGGCTCCCACGGGTTACTCAAAGTGATGTAACTTATTCCAGGTCTCAGTACACCATATGCTGCAATGACTGCGGGCCACACAATTTGTGGATCTTCTATGACCGGAAAAGTAAAGGGCGCAAGATTTTGTGCTGTGGTACTGATCACCGCATTATTATTAAGAATTTGCAATTGACCATCCAGCAATAGAACTTTGTATCCATATGGGGTCAGCTTTAATCGGGTACCCAACAACAAATCATTGTCGGCAATGGCATTGAGTGGATCTCCCTGGGCATCGTAAATTGAATTGATAATTCGTTCCACAACTCCCAGTTTTCTAACCTTGGCAGGACTGCTGATCCAAATTGGTAAAGTAAAAGTAATAGACATAATGTCTATGGGATTTTCTGTGCCCATTGGTATAGTTCTACTGCTCCATTGAACTCTCTGTAAGTCAATGACACTCAAGCTGGTCCAGTCTATGTAATTGTCGGTGCTTTGTATTTCCAAACTGGGGTTGAACAGTGTGGCTATTTGTTCAAACAACTGCATTTTTTGATTTGTGTTGCTG